ATGGCGACGTTTCGTAAAACCAAGACGGGCTGGAGGGCCGAGGTAGCCAGGGCGGGCGTGCGCGCCAGCAAGGTCTTTCCATCAAAACGAGAGGCGCAAGATTGGGCCAGCCGAAAGGAATATAAGATCCTGAACGGGTCCAAGATCTCCGCCAAGATGAAGCTGCGCGATCTCTTTGAACGATACGCCCATGAAGTGAGCTCGAAAAAGCGCGGATATAAATGGGAAGCGCTCCGCTTGAGCCGCTGGGGCCAATCCGATCTTGGCGAAAAGAGCCTTTCCGAACTCTCGCCTGCAGATTTCGCCGCGTGGCGTGATGCCCGGTTGCAAAAAGTTGCGCCCTCAACAGTGCGGAGAGAAATGACCCTAATGGGGTCTGTATTCTCCGTGGCTCGGCGGGAATGGGGATTGATCGGGGATTCGCCTCTGTCCGATGTGCGCAAGCCGCAAGAAGCAGCTGCGCGGGACCGTCTGCCTACGAACGCAGAGCTAGAGCGGCTTGAACTTTCCGCAGGCGATGACCTCAACAATGCAACCGCGCGCGCGTTTCACGCATTCTTGTTTGCCGGAGAAACCGCCATGCGTGCGGGCGAAATCGTCGGCATGAAGTGGGAACACATCGATCTTGAGCGTCGGGTTGTGGATCTACCCATGACCAAGAACGGCACATCGCGACAGGTTCCGCTTTCACGCCGCGCCGTGGAGATGCTGGAGAGGCTACCAGTGTCTGATCCTGTGTTCGCACTCGATGCACGGCAGTTAGACTCTCTGTGGCGCAAAGTGAGGGATCGGGCAGCGGTTGAAGGGCTAACGTTTCATGACTCGCGCCATTGGGCGATCACCCAGCTCGCCAAAAAGCTCAATGTGATGGATCTGGCACGGATGGTTGGACATCGAAACATCAATCAACTTCTAACCTACTACAACGAGAGCGCCGAAGACCTTGCGAAAAGGCTCGATCGCTGATCAACGGTTGTACCGGCTTCTGTCTGCATGCCAACTGTTAATCCAGGCATAGACGAGTACTGGCAGAACGTCCATCGAACCAAATGCTGCGCTAGGCTTAAAGGTCAACTAAGAGCAGAAAGCGGGCTCTGCAAAATTGCAAACTTTGGCTGTCATTCTCGACAAGACCTGCCCATATCTGCAGTTACGCGATCGCGATATTTTAAAACTCACGGCCCGCGGACAATCGTAACCGTGTAGAATTAGTCATGGCTTCCTGCATCATTCAGAAGCATCTTGAACAGTGCCTGCTGGGTCAGATTGAAGCCGCTGATAAATGCGCTTTGGCGGTACTCCAAATGGCGCTTGCGCCTTGCGTCGGTCGCGCCATGCACGATCGCTGAGCGGACGTCATAGAACTTTTTGATTGCAGCTCGTATGTCGCCCTTATGTGTTTCATCGACACCCAGCAATTCCGCCATTCCATCTTGGAGTTGTTGGCTGATCCGACCGCCTTTGGGCCTAAACATCAACTCCAACGATTGAGAAATGTCCAGAATTCGGTCGTCAGCACCAAAACGCCCCGAGCGAGCCAAAGCTTCTGAAAGGCGATGAATAACTGGCGCAAGGCGTTCAAATTCCCCATCGCTCCGGTTGTTATAGGCTTGTTTAGCCAAATCGACCGAGCTGTTCTGGAGTCGTGGAGGCGCTCGAAAAGGATCGTGCCTACGTCCAACCTGACGGATCGGCTGGGAACCGCCTTGACTGTGAGATAAACCCAACAAACCATGTGCGGATCGATGAACACATCCGTGCATCAAAGTGAAAGGTAAGATCGGCGTCTGGTTGGCAACGGATAAGATCTCAAGAAACGCGAGAGCGTCGTCCTCAAATCTCGGTGGCCAGCTCGCCCGCTCCTCCCGATAGTCAGCCTTATTCCGAAACACCGGTCGCCAATTGAACGGTCGCAGCACAGCGCCAATCTGCCGCCAATCACGTCGATCCATCTCCCTTGGTACAAAATCCCGGATCCACTGGCGCTCCAGATAGTCTGAGAGCATGGCCGCGGGTTTGACGATTAAACCTTCCTGGATCTCAAATTCGTTGTGAATCTCCGGACCATGGAAGAGCAATAGATCGTAACCCACATCTAGACCGTTCGGGACAGCAACATCTAAGGTCGTCGAACTCAGTTCAAGGATAGCTCCAAGTTCATTCGCAGCTTTCCTAAATCCAAGATCTCCATGGTCATATGCGCATTCCATTAGACCGGCCACGATCTGTGTTAGCCAAGTCAGCGATGTCCTGTTCAATATTCTGACGTGAAACTCGTCATTTCCGATACGGTTCCCAAGCACCTTAGCGAGTGAAGGGTGCGACCTCAGGATGCCCCTCACCGGGTCTAGGGCCTCGCGAAGCGGCTTGTAGTACTTACTTTCAGCAGATCGTGAGGCCAAGCGCGCAAGATCATAGAGGTTAGCCACATCATCTTTGGGAAAAGGTGTTTCATCTACTCCATGGAAGAACACGCGCGTGGGGTGCGAGTTCACCTGCCAATATGCTTCAAGAAAGGGCACTTGAACCTTCGCGAGTTGGTTCAGCGCTGTTCCCAAACGGTCGCTCCATGCATCCAAAGAGTATTTCATCGGGTTCGTATAACTGAAAATGGTGGAGATGACACAGCCCGAAGGAGACATTCCTTTGGCACCGCCGGGAAAGAAGCCCCAACAGGTCGGGCGGAAAGTGTGAATTCGCTGGACCTGCTCGGCGCATACATCATCGAGGTGTAAGCAGTCATTCATAGATCGAAATGACCGACGATCCATGCTGCACCTGTTGCAGCATCACGCAAATAGCACACATCGCAGATTCACTCGTTTGCGCCACCGTGTAAATCTCGTCAAATGGCTGTCACCAGAAGCCGCCTTGCTGTTCAGGACACAGCTTGCGAGCATCCCTTGCCACATCTGTTTCAACCACTACTTGCTGTTTTGGCTTGATTCCACATCCTATGAGTTTACGGTCGTCCAAAAATCTTGGTACATTTCATTGAGTTTAACTGACAAACTGGAAAAAACACCTCAACGAGAGGTCGCTGGATCGGATGCCTACGCCGCATTTGAGTTTCAGTTAATGTTTGGCGTGGAGGTGTTATTTGAACAGTTCGACAAGCTTAACGATTTCGCCGTGTTGTTTGAGTTTCATGATGACATCGTGCTGCTGACGGGAACCGACAGCCCTTCTGAAATTGAGTTCTTCCAGCTCAAACATTCGACTAAAGGAAACTGGACGCTAGCCAAGCTGACCGAAAATTCCAAGACTTTGAAGTCGGGCGAGAAGGCTCAATCAATTCTACAAAAACTATACGGGAACGTTAGCAATTTTTCGGAATACTCTAAGAACGGGCAAGTTGTTTCCAACGCTTACTGCACTGAGTTCGGACAAGCAGAAGATACGCGTTTCAACGCAATGCCTGATGAAGAGAAGGCAAAGCTTTTAGAGCATCTTCAAGCCGTTTATCCTGATGTGACGTCCGACTGTTTGGATGTCTTGGGGTTTAGACGAACGGAGCTTAATAAAACGGCTTGCCATGAGTTGGTGAAGGGCCGCGTACATAGTTTTCTGCAATCTAAAATCGGCGGAGATGCTTTTCAGTTAGAAGCATGTACGAACGCAATTGTTACGCAATGTCGCCTCAAGAACAAGAAACTAGCCACAGACGTTCCTGGCGTTGTTTCTGAAATCGTTAGGCAAAAGGGAATATCAAAAGCAGATGTTGAACTGTGGTTGACTGACATCGCCTCAAGCAAGAACGCACCCGAATGGAGTTTCGTTCAGACGTATTTGGGGGTGCATTGGGGGTTCCTTGAAGCGAACAGCGTTCGGCTAGCCTACGACAACTACAAAGTTGAGGCGCTAGACAGCGGAAACGACGCACAAAACGCACTGATTGCAGATATTCGGCGAGCTCTTGAGGAGAACACTGTGACCGAACCAATCGGAGCATTTGTCGATAGTTTGATCGAAGCGACAGGCTTGGCAAGCTCTGCGGAGGAGCATGGCTACTATAGCGCCCAACTCAAAGCGATGGTGATTTATGAAATTTTCAAATCTCAGCAAGCAGGAAAGATTCAAAAAGCTGATACGCAGCCTGCGGAAAAAGACAAATGAAAAAACTGAACTTCAAAAAAATTTGGATCGTCTCGGATCGGGAGAAGAGCGCGAGGATCGAAAATCTTGATAGTCCAGAAGTCGTTGTCACTAGCCACGGGGTCAACCGCACTGGGAAATCCAGCTTCATCAAGTCGCTGTATGCTGCACTTGGCGCAGACCCCAAAAAGAAAAATAGCGGATGGGAAGAACTAGAAACAAAGATACTCTTGGAGTTCACCGTAGGCGAAATTTCGTTCTTTTCTCTTAGAGTTGGGCAGAATATTGCGTTTTTCGACGGTAGCGGGGAGATGATTTCCGCGCACTATGGGATCACCAAAACATCGAATTTTTGGGCAAATACTTTTGACGCAAATATCCAGTTTCCCGGCGGGCGCGGGGGACTTGTGTCGCCGATGCCAGCGGCTTGGTTCATGCCTTTCTATATAGATCAAGACACTGGACTGAACGATACTTGGGCGTCTTTCGACGGGTTAAATGCTTACAAAGATCACAAGGATACTTTGATCGATTTCCACACTGGTTCACTGCCCAAAGAGTACTACTTGGCTAAGGCAGAAAAAGACATTGCGAATAGCAAGCTCGCCGAACCGAAGCGGGAGCGTGAACATTTAGTTTTTGCCCAAAACAAGCTCAAAGCTCTTACTCTTGACAGCGACTTGTCTTTTGACCCGAAGGTATTTGAGGCGGAGATCGCGAGATACCTTGAGAAGCAAAATCAGTTCAACGAATTAAGAGAGAAAGTTCGGCTGGAAATAAGGGAGCTACAAGGTGTTCGAAGCCGACTTGTGCAAGAGAGCAAGCTGGCGGCGTCTACTCTCAAAGAGTTGGACGCGGATGTTGCGTACCTAAAGAAGATTGATACTTCTGAGATCACGTGCCCCACATGTAACACTGTCCATGAAACAAGTTTTGCAAACACCTTGAGATTGACAGGTGATGCGGAGACGTGCCGCTCATACTTGGCCGCAACAACAGAAGAACTGCGAAAAATCTCAAAGAAGATCGATAAGAAATCCAAGGAAATGGGTGCGCATGAGCAAGCCGCTTCTGAGATCAGCGCGATACTTGGCGAAAGGCGCGGCAAGCTTACACTCCGTAAAATGTTGGAGCATGAAAGTCGCAGGATAGCGGGTGTAAACCTCGATGACGAGAAACGAAAAATTGATGTGGTTGTTGGTGGTCTCGAAGAAAACATCCGCGCTGCGGCGAAGAAGATGCGGGAGAACAACAGCGCAGAACGAAAAGCGGAGATACTGGAATTCTACCAAGGTAAACTTCGTGCTTTCTGTTCTGATCTGAACTTGCCGTCGCCACCAGAGAAAACATTTTTGAAGTTGCGGCCAGTGATCGATAGCACTGGAAGTGATCTTCCGCGTTTAATACTCGCTTACCACTACGCGATACTGCACACGATCTCGAAGTTTTCCACCTCGATCATGGCTCCAATAGTTTTTGACACAGCGCAACATCAAGATCAGGACGAAACAAACATAAATGCGATGATTAGATTCGCCTTCGAAAAGCGACCAGAGGGGACCCAGTTCATATTTGGGACGGTTGGTCTTCACGACTACCAATACTCAGGTGTGACTGTAGTTTCGCAGGAAAAAGCCCGTTTACTTTCTAAAACGGACTATGTTCAGGCTCACCAAGAAATTGCGCCCTTTATGGGGCAACTGATGGCAAGCGGATAAGCCCTATTTTTCGCGCGAGAGTCGAATAGCCGGTAAGCGGGCAACGGCCGCAGAATCTTGAGCTTGGGGCTAGGGTCCGGAATAGGCCGTGGCTACTTTGCGCCAAACTTACCAAACATTGGGCGCGCCCTTACCCAAAGCGCATCCTCAACGTCTTGAACCAACGATGCTTCCGCCACTCCGCGAACAGGAGTGACTTCTACATTTATCCTGTTCTTTGCATCCGGGCACCATAGATGCAACTTTAGCGCATACGTGCCCTTGGCACTGGTGTGCAGATGTTGATTAAGCCTCGACCCGATATCTCTTGAACTACCAACATAGACGGTTCTGCTATCAACGACATTATTGTTTCGTGTCAGCTTGAGCCCGGCTGGTGGCCTGAACTGTTCGAAAGCCAGTCGTAGCATATCCGCTGCACCTTGGTCATTTACGGTGAGGCGGTAGATGGCCGCACATCTGATATCATCGCCGAGCAATGGCCTGATCAAATCGCGAATCTCTCCGGACTCGAACCCCGCTCTTATTTTGTGGAATGAGAAGGATTGCTCAATCACGTTCCCGAACGCCGCATTATTGAGAGCATCGACTCGTCTCTCGAGATTATTGCGAGCGAAACCCAGCAGTTTATCATCAATCAAATTACCGCCCTTTCGTCTGATGGATCAGGAGTTTCAATTGTCCGAACTTCCGAAGGAACACTACTCAAGCCTTAGAATTGGTGCTCCTCTAAGGGTCCGGAACGCGGGCTGAAACCGCAGCATCTTATTGGTCCCGCGAATGCCCGCAGAGGGCCTGTCAGTCGTGTCCCAGTGCTCTCTGGACCTGACTTTGCAAATGTCGCTAACTGCGCTTCGCTGACCTTGATGCAACGCGCGGCCAGCTGAGCAGTCTTAAAGGTCCGCTAACGGGAATTCTTGCGCCTGCAGCAGAGTATTCACCGCACCTTGCATGAATGTGGTAATTGGCTTGAAAGTCATTGTCCGCTGCGCTGCTGGGATCTTGAACGGCCGGTGCGGCCGCTAGCACTCAATTTGTTTAAGCTTTGCTACTAGTTCAGAGTTCAGTTTGTCGCCGTTTTTTCCGAAGTGTATCTCGCGGTGGACTGTGGGGCAGATTGCAGCCACGTGCCTTGGGTCGTCAGGGCCGCCATCGGATACACGCCTCGTGTGGTGCACCTCAAGATAAGGCTCTCCGGACTTTGTGCGAAATGGCGCTGGTTTACCTGTGAGTTCACAGATCCCTGCGGCGCGCGCCAGCACATAGTCACGAACTGCCTGGCTTCGAAAACGGTATGCTTTACGCGCATTGCGCCACTGTGGCGCCAGTTCAGGCTTCGACGCAGCCAACGCTCGCTCTTTAAGCTCTTCTAGGGACATAGAGCGGGCTGCAGAGGAAGTCGCCTCGACTGGCACAACTTGTGTCTCGTCTGCTCGAACCAAATGGAACTGAATGCACTCCCTTTCGTTCCCGTCGCCATCGTGTCCGCGGAATGTGCCCCAGGACTGGCAGGAGAAGCTGCCGAGATAGCGAACAGGTTTTTGCTTACCGAGTGCTTCGAACAGCAACAGGTCCTTACCATTGAGTGTGTGATCGCGAATGGCCTTGTTGCCGGCCTTGAAGGTCATATCGCCCCTCTGACCCTCACCCGTGTAGAGAAAAACCTCGTTGTCGTGCCATCCATCCGCATAGCCGTGTTGCTCGCCACTTTTCCCTGTGAAAATGAAGACGTAGGGATGTTCGCTTGGTGTCGAAATTCCACCTTGCCTTTGGCCACCAAATTCAGCGTGAATATCATCGCGTCGCGAGTATTCTTCTCCAATCACGAACGGTATCATGGTGCTCCCCAAACTCTTTTACTGCTCGTTAACCAATATGCGCCAAGTTTGATCTATGCGCTATTGGGTATTCTTTCTTGATAATGAGCTTCCCCAGCAAAGTTCGGGACGGGGCTGGATCCGTGCGACCAACCTAGAACATGCAAAGTCGCTTTTGGCTCGCGACGATTTCAATTTGGTTGAAGTGCCCGACGACCTTGGCTTCCCATCCTACGCGACCCAGCCCCTGACAATAGATCCAAATCCGGGGGCATTTGAAAACGGACGCAACTGATCGGCCTGGGTCGTGTTGGAATCAAGTGTTACGCCGACGGCGCGCGTGTAGGGAACGGTCAACTTTGCATGCGGCGCTGCAGTATGAAGAACCACCGAACAGAATCAGTTTTTGCAAGATGTCCATCAGTACCTCACCAAGTGCGCGACGTAGCTAAGCGCGCTAACTGCAAGACGCTGACATCCTCGCAAGGCTCAGTATCTTGTTGGTCATTGGAGCGCTCCAAAGCGCGTTCTTGGGGAGTGCTTGGCGGCTAAAGAAAAGCCTTTCCGGAGCCAAATACGAATGTCGTATTTGGGCTGCCCGTCGCAAGATGCCAATGAGACGTCCGCGAGAGTAGTCCTTATTGATTGGAGAGTGCACGTTGGCGAGAAAGCCTGTCTGCTGGAGCGGAAAGACCGGCCATGAACAGCGTTAATGCAGGGATATATCACTCTACGCCTGCACTCGAAGCGGGACTAGCTGAGTTGGACACGGCGGGTCTTGCCGCTTCCGCTGGCTTTCAGCTCACCGCTATTGATCTTGCGCCTAATGGTTGACGGGTCGCATTTCAGGATGCGCGCGGCCTCGGGAATGGAAAGCCAGTCCTCACGGCGCGACAGCTCTGCCGATGCAAGCAGCTTTTCGATCTTGGTGAGGCGATCAATGAGGTCACTGAGCGCGCCAGCATCAACCGCGATGAGTTGTTGGGTCATATGCTATCCTTCATTGCTGCGGGAGCAATCATGTCTTTGGTTTGTATCTTGAGTGGTGGTCAGCGCGTTGCTGGCGCTAAAGATTGGCCATTGTAGGGGCAATCCGGGCGGCCATCGCTGGCGCGGCGGGGCGCACGCGCAGAGGCGGTCTTGATCCAATCGCTCAGCGCGCTTCGGCGGGATGTGCCAGTGCATTGAATGCCCATCAAATCGACCAGCCAGAGCGCCTCGTCATAGAGCCAAGCGTCAGACATGGGCGCGATGATAGATCCGCCGAGCTCCGCGAATTGCTCGGATCTCTGGTGCATCGGTGTCGCTCTGAGGGTCTCCGCCGCGGCATATAGCGCGAGGGTGTTGTTCGCGATGGATGATGCGCGGGCGGTGGGCAACTTGGAGGATTGATCCGCCCGCGCCAGATCCGCACCAGACGTGTGGTGCGAAACCTCGGTGTTGGTTACGCCGCGCAATCCTCCAACGCGCCGCGTGTATTCATTGATCTCAGAGTGGCGGAGCCCTCGGGGTGCGTCCGCCATGGATGCGGAATCTGGAAAGATAGGGTTTGTCATTGCGGGTGCGTCTCGCCTTACGCCGCATGGGGGCCGTGCGGCGTGATCTGGCGATCCGCCATGACACGGCGCACCTTGTGGCCGACACGCTCCAAGACCTGCTCGGTCGGCTCTGGCGTCGGCGCCGGGCGCTCGATCAGGTGCGCAGCCCGCAGGCGCGCCGGGTCAAAGCCCTGGCCGCGCGCGGCCTTTAAAGTTGCCCATGCAGTTGTGAAGAGGTGCGGGCTGTCGAGGTGTTCCTCGGGCGAGCCTGCGATCTGCTGCGCGTCCCGCAGCACGGTTTCCAGTCTGTCTTGCATTCAATCCTCCATCGGTTGATGCGCTTAGGTAAATACGGCTATTTCGTATCGGTCAATACCTAAATACGAATTTATCGCACATCACGTGAACTCAATCGCCTTGCCCTAGCTGCTCGAATGAGTACAAATAGGGAACAAAAACGGGAATCGAATGTTGTACAGGCTAGTTGCTAAGCTGCTCCTGCCGCTTGGTGTTAATTTGAATTGGGTCTTCGCGCCCTTAGTTTGGTGGCGCGTCAGTCGAAGTGCTTCACTATCTCTTGAAGAACGTCGCCGGGCAGCCGCGCAGGATCTCCACCGAGAATGAAGTTATAGTCGACCTGAAAGGCGCCAAGAAAATAAGTCATCAGGCGCACCGATGGTGAGCCTGATTGCTCTTGGGAGCGAAAGGTCGTGTACTTAATCCCAGCCTTAGCTGCGAGTTCTTTTTGAGACAGCCCGGTCATTCTTCGGGCGGCGACCAAACGTCTGTGAATGGCTTCCGGGGAGGTGTCGCCGCGAAGGCATCGTTTTTCGATCTCTAGGTAATCCATGCCTATGTACTCGCTGAAGTACGGAAATTTCGCATCAACAAACGAATGCATCATTGATAGTGCGAAAATATCGTATTATTGGTGCGTGTATGGATACTCGTGACTTCATCACCGCCCTGGGCGGATACCGCTCTGTTGCGTCCCATCTCGGAAAGGGTGCAACCACCGTGCATACCCACATGCAAGCGGGCAAGCTGCCTGCCGCATGGTATGATGCACTCTGCCGTTTGGCTGGACAAAAAGGCGTCGCGATGCCCTCGCGCAGCCTCTTCACCTTCCTCGCACTTGGCGAAGGTCAACCCAGGGATACAAAGGGCGCCGCCGCATGAGCCGCCCGCGTCTAACCCTGATCGTGAACAATGATGTGCCATGCGACCAGCCTGGCACGTCAGCTGACCAAGCGTCTTGGTCAAATCAGTTTGACCCTTATGCGCTGAAGGTCAACGCGCCTGACCTTTGGTCGGCCTACTTCCATGCGCGGTTCCATAGCCCGCGCGAGGTGGCGCTGTTTTGCGATGTGTCGTTTCAGACCGCGCTCAACTGGTGGGGCGCGGTCACCGCGCCCGCCAGCCATACCGCCCTGCTGATGATCCTCACCGATCCCGGCGCGGCGGCGTTCTTTCAGGATCAATTGGCGAGGGCCGCATGATGGCGCAGAATTCCTCACCCCGGATCGAACGGATTGCCTATCAGATCTGGTGGCTGATCCAGGACAGTGCCGGAGAATGCACCCTGCGGGATATGGCCGAATTCACAGGGGTCTCGATGCGCACATGTTCTCAGGTGTGCCGCTATCGCGGCTGGGCCGGGTCCTATCGCAAGATGGCACCGCGCAGAGCGGTGGATGACAGTCCGCAGATGATCGAGGCGCTGGATAGCGAGCTGTCGGCACTGTTCGGGGAGGCAGCCTGATGTTGAGTGCTGCTGGATTGCGCCCGGTTTCTACCGATGATCTGCCAGAATACCCGATCTCGGCAGAAAGCCGGTTGGACTCGCATTACTTCATGCCGTTCAACCATGATCGCTATGACCGCAGCGACTTCCGGCGCAAGGCCTACCGCGACCCGGAGGTCGGATTTTTTGGCATGGAGCTGTTCTTCAAATCGCACGGTGAGGCCCCCTTGGGGACCTTGCCCAGCGATGACGACAGTTTGGCCTTTCTGTTGGGGCTGCCGCTGGAGCGTTGGATCTCGCTGAAAGAGCGGGCGTTTAACCCGCTTTATAACTGGCACCCGGTGCGCTGTGACAATGGCGCAATTCGCCTGGCGCACCCGGTGGTGCAAGAGGTGATGGAGGCCGCGCTGCGCGGTCATCTGGAGCACAAGGCCAGCAATGAAGACAAGGCGGTCTATGCACGTCGCAAACGGCTGACCGAGGTGCTGCGCGACATCGGCTGCAGCGAGGATCTGTGTTCCGATGAGCTGGCCGTGGCGTGGGTGGACGACTGGTTACTCAAACACCACCCCGGTCAGCGGCGCATGCCGCAGTTCCAAGCCTCCATCGGACGTGCCCTCAAAGAGGCGGTCTCTGAGGGCATTGTGGGCCGTTCGCGCCGCGCTCCCTGAAATCATTGAAGAAATCCGGCCACCTGTGGGCGGAACAGAACGGAACATACCAGAACAGTTCCGAACAGAATGGAACAGTTCCAGACATAAGAGAGGAAATGAAATGAGAGAATATGAAATGAGATTTCGTTCCGCTCCCACTCGGGCCGAGCAGCCTGTGGATATGTCGGAACGCTGAGAAGAAGAGGTGCAGGAATGGATGCGAAAGAACAGGCAGCCGGTGAGGCGCGCGTACAGGAATTGTTGATTACACCGCTGGAGGCGTTGGGGCTGGCGCGGCCCTCGACGCTGACCAAAGCGCAGTTTGCGGTGATGCTCCGTGAGCTGCGTCAGAAGCTGGCGTATATGTCGCCGGCGAGCCTCGCGGTGCTGCGGGATTGGGTCGAGGCACACCCGGGCGGCAAGGACAAGGATCGGTTCCCCATTGGGTTGAAAATTCTGAACAGGGCGCGCGATATCCAGCTCCCGGACAGCGGGCCTTCGCCGTTGTTGTTGAAGGCCTTTGCAGAAGAACTTGGACATAAGGCACTTGCCGAGGGCTGGGCACCGGAGTTGCTGCGTTACCTGCGCGGTGCGCGCGTTTGGCCGGGGCCGTACACCATCACCCAGATCCGCAATGAGGCGGATGGGGCTGTGCGCAGGATGGCGGATATTGAGATGCGCGCTGGCCGTGGGGACCGGTTGTCGATTGAGGATGAGAGCTTTCGCGCGCGGCGGTCTGAAGCGCTGCAGAAATGCCGGGAGATTGCAGACCAGGCGCAGCGGGGTGCAGCAGCATGAGCGAGCATGTTGTGATCGTCGCATCTGATGGCGTGGCAGATCTGACCCCTGTGGCAAAGTTCATGGCGGCACGCCAACTGCGCCTGAAGGCGGAGGCGGATCGCATCAAAGCGGTGAAAGCGCGGGGCCAGGTGCCGGAGGTCTGCGGAGATGCGATCCCCGAGGCCCCTGCCCGGGGAGCAATCCGTGTATTCCAGCCCATGAGCCTGTTTCCTGACGGCAAAGACGACTGGGTCGCCCGCCCTTCGGGCTATCGTGGCCGGTCAGCAATGCAGCGAGCGGATGTGTTCGACGTCATGGCGGCAAAGGCTGCCAGCAACGGCAAGCCCGCCCCCTTCACCCGCGAGCAGGTGGCTGCAGGGCGGTATTACCGGGATCTGGTCGAACGCCACGCTTGTGCTGGTGTCCGGTGTTCGTCTGTTGAGGCACTCCGCAGTGGCGGTGGTGGCAGTGGTAGCTTCATCGATGCAGTGTTGCGGGATCGCGAAGAAATAGATCGGATCCGCAGGCGCATCGGTACTGGCACTGCCATGGCCGTGCGCAAGATCCGCCCGTCCAAGCGGGGTTCGCGTTTGAACATCACGGATCGCCAGCTGGTGGATATGGTGTGCCTCGAGGATAAACCGATCAGCGCAGTGCTGCGGGCGCATGGGTGGAGTGTGCGGGGGCAGACGTCCGGTGCGTTGCGACAGGCGCTAACTCATATTCTTCATCGACTTGCAGGGCTTTTGAGGTGCTAAAACTCTTTGCTTTCGTAATCTCTAACAACGAAGCTAGCACCGACGTAGGTACTGTGATGTGTTGGATTAACACGCCCCAGCCCCCCTGAAACAACCAAGAATCTATCAAAATCAAATTTTTATTGACCAAGTCGCTCTTGATGTGTGTAATCATTTGAAATGATATATTTTATTACAAAGACACGGGTGCATGTGTGAACCTCTCAGCAGTTACTTCCAGTTCCATTATTGAAAATTCTGATACGAGCCATAGCCCCAAAGCAAAAAAGATTGACGACAGGCTATCGCAGGAGCTCGTTTTTGCAATGGTTGGGCCAGTGGGGTCAGGGTGTACCACTGTCGCTGATTGTATTAAATCTGAGCTTCAAACGAGGTTTGAGTACACCGTTCCGGATGTAATTACCGTATCCACACTAATTAGAGAGAGCTCTAGTGAAGTCGGTATCTCAATCCCAGACAGAGCCAACTTTCAAAATTATTTAAACAAAGCACAAGAGGCGGGGAATGCGATAAGGGAAAAATTTGGAGAGGAGTATCTTGCCAAAAGAGTAGTTGAGAAAATTCATATGCTCAGAACCCGAAATGGCGGATATGATGAGAAGAAGATCATCCCAAAGAGAATAGCATACATTGTTGATTCTATAAAAAACGTACATGAGTTAAACTTACTTCGTAGTATCTACCGGGAAACACTAGTTGTAGTTGGTGTTTTCGCACCTGATGCTCTAAGAGCAGATAGGATAGATGCTCCGCTCATGGATGAAGATGCTATTGAAATGCTTTTCAAAAAAGATCTAGGTGAAAAGCATCAGTTCGGCCAAGCGACGCGTAAAGTCTTTTCAAAATCAGATTGGTTTGTGTCCAATGATAGTGGCTTGGAGTCTTTGAAGAGAAAGATAAGGCGTCTGACTGATCTTTGCTTCGACATCGGCATCAACACTCCCACAAAAGCCGAAGCCGCAATGTATAAAGCAAATGCCATAGCTGGAAATTCTGCATGCCTGTCTCGACAAGTTGGGGCGGCAATTGTCTCAAAGTCTGGTGAGTTTATTGGCGTGGGGTGGAACGACGTGCCTCGTTTCGGAGGTGGTCTCTATGACGAGGATCAGCGCGTTTCCACTAGAGTTGACAATCGCTGCTATGCTTGGGATGGAAAAAAGTGCCACAACGAAAGCACTCGCAACGATATTATTGACAAAATTACTGAAATTATCTCGAAGTCAAGCTATGTAAAAAGCAGAACCAAAACAGAACATATTCGAGATTCATTATTAGGATCACCCGTTGATGCGCTAATAGAGTTCTCACGATCAATACATGCAGAAATGGAGGCGATCCTTTCAGTTGCTAGGGAAGGAAAGCACTCACTGGTGGGAGCGACGCTTTATACGAATACTTACCCTTGTCACAACTGTGCGAGGCACATTGTGGCTGCAGGCATCAGCGATGTTGTATACGTTGAGCCGTATCTAAAAAGCATGGCCATACCACTTCATAGCGATGCGATATCTGAGGATCCAGAAGATCGTGACGGTAAGGTTCTTTTTCAGCAGTTTGATGGAGTAGCTCCACGTAACTACTTGAAATTCTTCAGGTCTGAGCGAGAACGAAAAGGAGATCGTGGGAAGTTCGTAGAAGGTGTAACAAAAAGTGCTTTGCCTCGACTTGTAATGCCGCTAGATGCTGCATCACAGTACGAAGAGTTTATAATTGCATCCCTTGCAGAGCCGACTTGAGGAGGAATTGACATGACTGATGCCGAAAAGCAGTTGTCGTTTAATTTCAGGAAGTTAGATGGCCTTCACGAGGATGATGACCTAACTATGAACACTCATGGGGCTCATGGGGCCATCGTTTCTCTTCAACAAATTCGCCAGCAACGGTACCGTTTGGAAGTCTTAAACAAGGTGCGGCAAGCTCAAATATTTGATGTAAGCGATATAGCCGATGAATGTTTGGAAGGTTGACCTGTGATTGGTGTCGGCTCGAATGCGTACCGCAACGCAATACTTTCAAGCCTTATCTAAATCGAGGCACATGTCACCGGGGTGCCAGTAGATATACATGATAATCTAATGCGCTCGCATGAACTTGGTAAGCGCTTTTGCGTTTCGGAGTTTTTGTAACAGCGCAATTTTCACAGCCCCTCACATGCCCTCTTGACGGTTCCGTCACCGGCATGCCAGTAAATATGCATCATCACGAATTGCGCCCACGGGAAACCGGCGGGCGCTTTTGCGTTCCGGGGGTATGGTATGACGGCACGGAGCGAGTATCACCATTTGTACAACCTGTCGGCGTGGCGACGTCGGCTGCGGCCTGAGCATCTGGCGCGGGAACCGCTGTGTCGGGCGTGTCTGCGTCGGGGCATCGTCAATGACGGCTCACTGACGGCGTCCGGATCTCGACAGGGTAACCCAAAGCGCTGCCGCCTGGTGGTGGATCATGTGATCCCGCACCGGGGTGATCCGGCGCTGTTTCTGGATCCGGGCAATCTGCAGACGTTGTGCCCGGATGATCATGATCAGAACAAACAACGGCTGGAGGCGCGCGGGTACTCACAAGAGCGCGGCGCGGATGGCTGGCCGGTGGATCCACAGCACCCGGCCAACCGCTGACGTAGCGAGGCGGCTGCCAATCCACCCCGGGGGGAGGGTCAGAAGGAATTCCGAATGCGGTGGCAACCGGAGGGGGAGCCTTTGTTTGTGCAAAGTGGAAATTGAATAGAAAAAGCCACATGAACAAGGAGTTGATCGGGATATGCGAGGGCGCAGACCGGCAGAGGAAAAAGTTGTGGCCCTCGCGGAAGAGGGTGCGCCGCTTCACAATCTGGAAGAGCGGGCGCGGCTGCGCCTGGAGGAGATCCGGCCCGAGGGGCTGACCGGCGAGCTGCGCTGGACCTTTGACCGGCTGGCGCTGCCGCTGTGTCACCCGACGGTGGATCGGTTGAAGCCCAGCAATGTGATGATGTTCAAACAGCTCTGCAAAGCGGTGCTGCGGTTTGAACGTCTGGAGCTGGAGCTGGAAGAGACCGGCGAGACCTATGAGAGCGAGACGCGCAACGGGGTGCAGATCAAGGCGCGGCCCGAGGTGGCGCAACTCAATGAGACCTTCCGCCAGATCCGTGGGCTGGCCAATGACTTTGGCATGACGCCTGCAGCGGAGCGGGGGCTGTCGGGCGCGGGGCAGATGGGGTTTAGCTTCGCCGATCCCAATGGCCCCGAGAGCTATCTGACGTGAGCGCAGAGCATGTGCGGGTCTCGGCCAGCGAGGATCCGGTGACAGCCTGGGCGCAAGCGGTTGTGGCCGGTGAGGTTGTGGCCGGGCCTTACGTGCGGGCGGCGGCAGATCGGCATCTGCGCGATCTCGTTGAGGGGCCCAAACGCGGGCTCAAATGGGATCTGGCGGCGGCGCTGCGGGCGATCCGCTTCTTTCCGCAGGTGCTGCGGCTCAATGGTGGGCAGTTCGAGGGGCGGCCCTTTGAGTTGCACCCAAGCCAGGCGTTCCGGATCGGCTCGCTCTTTGGCTGGCAAAAATACAGCGCCCAGCACGGCGCGTGGCTCCGGCGGTTCACGCGGTTTTACGATGAGGAAGGCAAGGGCAACGGCAAATCGCCGATGCTGGGCGGCATTGGGCTTTACATGATGGTGGCCGATGGCGAGCCCCGGGCCGAGATCTATGCGGCGGCAGCCAAGAAAGATCAGGCTGGGATCCTGTTCCAGGATGCGGTGGCGATGGTGGATCAATCGCCGGTGCTGAAGCGGACAGTGCAGCAGCAAGGGGAAAACCCCGTCTGGCAGATGACCTACCGGGGGCGCGGGGGCGACAAGCGCAAGTTCAAGCCGCTCTCGGCGGAAAAGGCGCAATCGGGCCCGCGTCCCCATTGTGCGCTCACCGATGAGGTGCATGAGCATCCCAACCGGGATGTGATCGATATGCTGGAGCGGGGCTTTAAGTTCCGCAAACAGCCGCTCCTGTGCATGGCGACCAACTCCGGCACCGACAAAAAGTCAATCTGCTGGGAAGAGCACCAGCATGGCGTCAATGTGGTGACCGGCGCGGTCGAGGATGACAGTACATTTGCCTTCATCTGCTCGCTGGATGAGGGCGATGATTGGGAGAATGACCCGAGCTGCTGGGTGAAGGTGAACCCGTTGTTGGGGGTCACCATCGATGAGGAATATCTCACCAAGGTGGTGAACCAGGCCAAGATGATGCCGGGCAAGCGCAACGGTATTGCGCGGCTGCATTTTTGCCAGTGGACGCAATCGGTGACGGCAGCGATCCGGCGCGAGGCCTGGGTGGCCTGCCATGGTGATGTGGATCCCGAAGAGCTGACCGCGCAGGGCTACCCTTGCTTTGGCGGGCTCGATCTCAGCCAGGTGCGCGACTTCTCGGCACTGACGCTCACATGGGTGCTGGATGCCACCAAGGACGCCGAACGCCTGGTCTCCAAGACCTGGTTCTGGACGCCGGAGGGCACGCTGATGGAGCGCGCGGCGCGCGATCAGGCCCCCTATGATCTCTGGGTGCGTCAGGGGTTTATCGAGGCGGTGCCGGGGGATCGGCTTAAATACCCTTGGCTGGCCGACGCGCTGGCGGATCTCACCTCCCGCTATCAGCCGGAGGTGATTGCCTGCGATCAGTATGGGCTGGAGCGTCTCAAAGACAGTCTGACGGAGAAAGGCCTGATGCTGCCCACCGAGGTGCATCCGCAGGGCTTTCAGAAGCGGGTGCTGGAGAAGGTGCCGGATCCCACCAATCCCGGGCAAGAGGTGGAGATCTATCTGTGGATGCCGGATTCCATCAACAAGCTGGAAAACGCCATCTATGACGGCCGCCAGACCGTGGCGCAGAACCCGCTGTTGGACAGTATGGCGGCCTCGGTCACCTACGCGGAGAACCGCACCGGGCATCGGATGTTTGACAAGGAAAAGGCCCATGGTCGCATCGACGGCATGGTCTCGCTGGCGATGTCGGCGGGGATTGCGCTGTGCCGCGAGCGGGCGGGCAAGGAACACTCGCCCTGGGGCGATGAGGAATACTCTCTGGAGGATATGCTGTGGGATTGATGGGGTGGCGCAGGCGCGCGGCGGCGCATGATGCAGGCCTGCCAGAGCAGCGCGCCGAGGTGGTGGACAGTGGCGAGGCGGCGATTGCGCAGGTGCTCTCCGGCGAGGTGAGCGAAGGGGTGAGCATGCGCGAGGCGCTGTCGCTGCCCGGGGTCTGGGCGGCGATCAACTTCCTGTCGGCGGCCATGGCCGGTCTGCCCATCGAGGTCTTTGAGACCACTGCGGATGAGGGCGGCGACAAGAAGCTCAAGGGCGGCGTGGTGGATGTGCTGGGCGCGGCGGTGAATGACAGCACCACGTCGTTTAGTTGGCGCGAGACCTTCTTTGCCGAGGTCTTTGGCCCCGGGCGCGCCTATACCTACATTGAGCGCAATGCGCAGGGGCGTGTGATCAACCTGTTCCCGATGGAGTATCACCGCACCACGGTGCGCAAGGATCAGGGGCGGCTGTTTTACGACTACCGCGAGCCTTCCGGGCGGGTGAAGACCTACCCGGGCCGCGATGTGATCGACATCGCCTTTTTGCTCAAACCGGATCATGTGAGCAGCCATAATCCGGTGATGACCTGCGCCAGCGCCATCCGCCAGGGGCTCAATGCCAATCGCTATGCGCTGACGGTCTTTGGCAAAAACGGCGTGCCGCCCTATGTGCTGACGGGACCTTTCCAGACGGCCAAGGAAATGATGCGCTCAGCGGCGGATCTGATGCGGGTGACGCGGCGGGCGGCGGATGAGGGCAAGCCGGTGCTGCCGCTGCCAGCGGGGCATGAACTGAAGCGGCTCGGCGATGATCCGGAAAAGATGCAGCTCACCCCGGTGCAGGTCTTTGCGGTGGGGCAAGTGGCGCGGATTTATCAGCTGCCACCGGTGTTCCTGCAGGAGCTCAGCAAGGGCAATTACAACAATATCGAGCATCAGGATCTTCACCTGGTCAAACACACGCTGCGGCGCTGGGTGAAGAAGTTCGAACAGGAGCTGACGCTGAAGATCTTCGGGCGCGGCTCCAAACGCTATGTCAAACTGAACCTCGACGGCATGATGCGGGGCGACTTCAAGACCCGCATCGAGGCGATTGTCAAAGCGATCCAGAACGGCCTGATGACCCCCAATGAGGGGCGCGCGCTGGAAAACCGCGCGCCGCTGCCCGGGGGCGATGTGCTTTTGGTACAAGGCGCAACCGTGCCGATTGAGCTGGCGGGCAAGGCCTTTGCCAAGGGTGCTGCGGTGGAGGCCGCGCCAGATGACGATGCCGCGCCTGAGACGGGCGACGACAACGCGGAACCCAACACAAACTAACGGAGGCTTGGATGAGCGATCCAACACGCGAGGTGCGCTATTGCGCCGTCGCGCCCATTGAGCTGCGCGAAGACACAGACAAACCGCTGGCGGTCACGGGCTATGCGGCGGTGTTTGGCGAGCGCACCGCCATCGGCCCGCTGGATAAATGGGGCTGGGAAGAGGTGGTGGAGGCCGGGGCCTTCAGCGCCGCTCTGGACCGGCGCGATGATGTGACCTTTTTGATTGACCATGAAGGCCTGCCACTGGCGCGCACCAGCTCCGGCACGCTGATGCTGTCGCAGGATCAGCGTGGCTTGCGGGTGGAGACAGAGCTGGACCGGCAGGATCCGGATGTGCAGCGGATCCTGCCCAAGATGCGGCGGGGCGATCTCTCCAAGATGAGCTTTGCCTTCATTGCCGAGAAAGAGACCTGGGATGAGAGCGGCGCGCATCCGCTGCGCAGCATCGGCTCGGTGCGGCTCTTCGATGTCTCGATTGTCACCGACCCTGCCTATCAGGGCACAGAGATTGGCCTTCGCTCCAAAGCGGCGGCTCTTGGCGGAAGTGCGCTCTGCGTGCGCCGCCGGATGCAGATGCGCGGGCGTCTGTCGGGGCTGCGCTGATCGGCGCTTTGTCCTGCCCGTTTCCATGCCGCGCCTTGGGCAAGCGCAGACCACCACATCCATCACCACATCCAATGAGGATATCATGAGCAAGATCAAAGAGCTGCGCGAGAACGCACAGAAACTTCTCACCGAGGCCACCAGCCTGCGCGATGGGATCACGGACAAAACACCGCTGGAAGAGGCGCGCGCCGCCAATGACAAGTTCGACGCGATGATGGATCAATATGACGGTCTCATCAAAGAGGCCGAGCGCGAAGAGCGGGCGGCCAAGGCGCAGCGCGAGGCCGAGGAACGCCGCGAACAGGAAGAGCGTGCAGAGCGCGAGAGCCGCCGTCCGGGTCAGAATGAGACCCGCCATCAGCCCGACGCGGATGTGAGCGAAGAATACCGCGAGGCCTTCCGGCTGTATCTGGCCACCGGGGCCGATCTGTCGGAGCTGGACCGTGAAGCGCGTGATGCCCTGCGCCGGGGCTATCGCGAGGACCGGGCGCAAAACGCCGGCACCGGCGCGCAGGGTGGCTTTTTGGTGCCCACCACATTGGCGGGCTTTATCAATGTGGCCGCTGCCGCCCATGGCCCGATGATGGATGGGCAGATCGCCACGGAGATCAACCTCGCCAATGGCGCGCCATTTGATCTGCCCACGGTGGATGACACCGACCAAGAGGCCAAACCCCATACTGAGGGCGATGAGGGCAAGGATGATGACAGCGGTGACATTGCACTCGGCAAGACCACATTGCTGGCCTATGCGCTGGCGACACCTTGGATCAAATGGTCCTTTGAGCTCGCGCAAGACTCCGCCTTTGGCTTTGAACCACTTCTGGGCAAGCTGATTGGCGAGCGGATCGGACGCAAGGGCAATGCCTGGCTCACCACCGGCAGCGGCAACAATGAGCCCCTGGGCTTTGTCACCGGTGCGCCGGTGGGCCATGTGGCCACTGCCACCGATGCACTCACCTTTGATGAGATCCTGGATCTCGAGCACTCGGTGGACCCGGCCTATCGCGGTGGGCCCAAGGTGCGTTACCAGATGCATGATCAATCGGTGAAGGCACTGCGCAAGCTCAAGGATGGCAATGGCCGCTATCTGTGGTCCGATGGCGATGTCACCAAGGGTGTGCCCGCCACGCTCAACGGACGGCCTGTGTCGTTTAACCAGGCGATGGCGCAGATCGGTGCCGGCACCAAGCCCATCGCTTACGGTGACTTCTCGGAATATTACGTGCGCAAGGTGGGCAATCCGCTTCTGGGTGTGGCGCGCGAGAAGTTCTTCCCCAACCTCGCCATTATGGGCGTGCATCGCATCGATGGGGCCCCGGCGCAGACCAAGGCCATCAAGGTCCTGCAGATGAAAGCGGCCTGAGCCATGGCGATGGAGCGTCTTACCCCACCGGCAGAGGTGCCGGTGGATCTCGCCCAACTGCGCGCGCATCTGCGGCTGGAAGAGGGCGAAGAGGATGGCCACCTGCAGCATTGTCTGGATGTGGCGGTGGCGCAGTTTGACGGCGACGATGGTGAGTTGGGCCTCGCACTGGTGCATCAGGTCTGGCAGCAGAGCTTTCCCCATGTGCCCGGAGCTGGTGGATCGGTGGAGCTGATGCTGGGACCGGTGGCCTCGGTGGATCAGATCGAGGTCTATACGCCAGCGGGCGCTTGGGAGGTTGTGACCGCACCTGAGCTCTTTGAGCTCGGCGGGCGATCTTATGTCCAGGCGCGCGACTGGCCCCGCCCGGGGCGTTGTCCGCTGCCCCTCAAGGTCCGCTTTACCGCGGGCTTTGGCACAGCTGCCGATGTGCCAAAACCCATCTGTCATGCCATCCTGCTTTTTGCGGCGCATCTCTATGAAGCACGGGAGGTTGTTGTGTTTGGTGAGACCCCGGTGGAGGTTCCGACCTCAATCAGCCGCTTGGTGTCCTCTTACAAACGCTGGTGGCGATGACCATGCGCATTGCTGAGCGAAGCGCAAAGGTTCAGTTTCTCGCGCCGCATCAAGAGGATGATGGGTATCGGCGCGCGACAACCTTTGAGCCCGTCGGTCGGGTGATATGGTGCAAACATATCCCCGTGAGCGATGGCGAGAAGTGGCGCAACGGTCAGGTGACGGCTTCCCAGATGTCGCGGTTCCAATGTCTGGCTTGGGGGATTGCATCAAAGGTCACGCCGCAACACCGGCTGAGGTTCCGGGGGAAAGACTACGAGATCCTGGGCGTGAAGGACATCGGTGACGGGCGCAGATATCTCGAGATCACGGCTGTTGCGAAGGTTTAGCGATGGTTTTTGAGATGCAAGTTGAGGGCTTCAGCGCGCTGGAAGAGGAGCTGGACGCTTTGAGCAAGGCGGCAGGTAAAGGTGTCTTGCGCCGGGCGCTGAAGACCTCGGCAGAACCAATGGCCAAGCTGATGCGGCTGGCGGCTCCTCGGGGAGACGGTGATCTGGTGGAGAGTATCGCGGTGAGTGACAAGCTCTCCCCACACCAGCGTGCCCAGCATCGCAGGATGTTCCGTGATGACCGGGCGGCTGTTGAGATGTTTGTGGGGGCTGGCCCGCTGCCACAGGCGCATAACACGGAGTTCGGCAACGAACACCAAGCCCCGCAGCCCTGGGCACGTCCGGCTTGGGACCGCGATCACCAGGCCATGCTGAAGCGCTTGGGCGAGGATCTCTGGGCGGAGCTGTCCAAGGCCATCGCCCGCGCTGAGCGTCGTGCGGCCAAAAGGATGTAGCAATGCATGTTGAACTGCGCGCCATCTTGTGCGCCTCAGCCCCGGTGGCCGCACTCTGCGCCAACCGTGTCGATTGGGGTGCGCGCCCGCAAGGTGATGACTACCCGGCCATTGCCTTGCACCAGGTGGGCGGCACCCAGGGGCATACGCTTCAAGGCACTGACGGCCTGTTGCAAGGGCGGGTGCAGGTTGATTGCTACGCCCTTCACTACAGCGAGGCCAGAGCCCTGGCGCAAGCCGTGAAGCTGACGCTTGATGGCTACCGGCAAGACGGCTTTCGAGGCGTGTTTCTCATGGAGGATCGCGACACATCGGAACGCGGATCGAATGAGGCAGACCGGCCCTGCCGCGTCTCCTTGGATTTTTTTGTAAACTGGAGGACAGCTCATGTCTGAGACCCAAGCCGATATCGGCTATAACTCAACGTTTGGAATGGCCGAAGCAAAAGCCGGGCCTTTCCCTGCGCTTGCGGAAGTGACCAGCATCACGCCACCGGGGCTGTCGCGTGACGCCATCGATGCCACGCATTTGAAGAGCCCCGAACAGTTTGAGGAGTTCATTGCCGGCATCAAAAAGGCCGGCGAGGCCAAGATGGTGCTGAACTTCACACCAGCGGTGTATCAAACGCTGGTGGCGGCTTTTGATGCGGGCAAGCAATGGTGCCAGATCGGCTGGCCGGATGGCTCGACCACATTGACGTTCCTCGCAGTGATCACTGGCCTCGAGGCAGGTGAGCTGAACAATGACAAGATGACGGCAACGCTGACGGTAAAACCCTCCGGCAAGCCTCTATTGGCGGTGGCATGATGGCGAACTCATTCCTGGGAGAAACCGAGGTCTCTGCCGATGGCAAGATCTGGAAACTGCGCTGTGACTTCAATGCGATGATCGCGTTCCAAGAGGCGACGGGCATGGATGCGCTTGATGCCTTTGAGGGGGTGGAGGAGGACAATGTGGATTTTGTCATCCTGCGCCACATCATGCATGCCTTCCTGCAGCACCACCATGAGGATGCCAGCTTGAAGGATGCGGGCAGTGTCTTGAGCGCCGATCTTGATGCTGTCTCGCGGGTGATCGCCTCTGCCTCGCCAGAGCTGGATGAGGGCGATACAGCGGGAAACGGCCAGGCGGTCGCGGGAAGCGCGGCCTAGATTATCTCGCTTTGTTGCGGGCCTATGTTGCCGCTGGGTTTGATCCGGCGGCTTTTTGGTCTCTGACGCCCCGTCTGTACTTCGCACAGATGCAGGGGGCACGAGACCGGCTGCAGCGTGAGCAGCGGGATCGGTCCTGGTTGGCGTGGCATGTCGCAGCCCTGATGCGGGCGGATCAGATCCCCGATTTTACGCAATTCGTGGAAGGTGCTGCGACCAAACCGCAGCCGCCTGAGGTGCAAAAGGCAATGGTCCTGGCGCTTGCGCGCGCCTGGGGCGCTGATGAGGTGACATGACAAAATCAGTGATTGGCGCTCTGCGGGTGAACCTGGGGCTTGATAGCGCCAAATTCGAGCGGGGCAGCAAACGGGTTCAATCGCCTCTCGCGGGCATGAAGAAACAGTTCCTCGCTGTCGCAGCTGCGGCCTCGGCGGCGGGCGGCGCAATCACCGCTGCAGCCCTTGCGGGGGCGCGGGATCTCGACAAGGCCGCCAAATCGGCGCGACGTCTGGGCGCGTCCATTGGGGCGTTTCGGGCGCTGGAACTGGCGGCAGGGGAAGCGGGTGTCAGCCTGTCGAGCCTGACAAATGACATTCAGACCATCGATCGGGAGATTGCCGCAATCGGCACGTCCGGCAATGCCCAGCGGGCGCTGGATGCTTTGGGTCTCACTGTGCAGGATCTTGCGGATACGGATGCGGATCAAAAGCTGGCGCGCATTGCGGATCGGATAAAGGCATTGGGGCTGAGCACGGGTGAGGCCTCTGCGGTGCTGCGCGATCTCGGTGTGCGCAATCGGGAAATGGTGCTTTTGATGCTGAGCGGCGGTGACGCTATCCGGCAAGCGCGCTCCGATATTGAAGACTACGGCCTGGCAGTGCGTGGTGTTGATGCGGCTGAGATTGAGTTGGCCAATGATCGCATCGCCCGCCTTGCGCTGGTCAGCCAATATGCCAGCCAGCGGTTGGCGCAAGCCTTGGTGCCCGCCCTTGGTCGCCTGGCAAAGGCCATGACGGACAGCCTGCGCGAGGGGGGCACGCTGCGGGCCGTGATCGATGGGCTCACAGGTAATTTGCAGCGGATGGGCAGCTATCTCGCCGTGGCGGTGGCTGGGTTTGGCACGCGCTATGTGGCGGCCCTGGTGGCGGCCAAACTGGCCACGGCGACCCTATCGGGCGCACTGGTGTTTTTACGGGGCGCGCTCATTCGCACCGGGATCGGTGTCTTGATCGTTGGTGCGGGCGAGCTGGTCTATCAGCTGTCACGCCTGATCAGCCGTTTGGGCGGGTTTGGTGAAGCGCTTCGACTGATGAAAGCCGTTGCAGGCGAAGTCTGGGAGCGCATGGGTCTTGGGGCCTCCTCGATGGGGGCCTCGCTGAGTGCCACCTGGGATCATGTCAGCAGTGGCTTTTACGAGATGATTGCAACCTTGCAGACCCGCTGGTCGATCTTCCTGCGCAATCTTGCGGGTGCCATGAATGGGATTCCCGGCTTCAAATGGGTTGTGGAGGATTTGCACGGGGCGTCGGTGAAAGCCCGCGCGGCCTCTTATGAGACCACCACGGCTGCAGATGGCTATTTGGCCTCTGCGGATGCCGCCCGGGCGCGGGCGGATGTCTTGGCGCAAGCCGCGCAACGCCCGCTGTCGAGTATGGAAGCGCTGCGCGAGGCCATGCGCAAATCGCGCGAGGAATCCGAGAGTGGCGCGATTGCGACAGATCGGATGACCGAGTCTCTGGCGACACTTGGCAACGAGGGCGACAAGGGTGCGGGACGTGCCTCTGAAGCGGTGGAGGGGCTGGCGCAAGAGTTGCAGTCGGTCAAATCCGCCGGACAGTCGGCGTTTGCAGGTTTGGTGACGGGGGCCAAGAGCTTCAAGGAGGCGCTGAGCGAGGTGGCCTCCAGTCTGGCAACGGCTTTTGCCAACAAGGCGTTCAGCTCTCTGTTTGGCAATGTCTTTGAGAATATTCCCGGCTTTGCCAATGGCACGCTGTCGGCACCAGGTGGGATTGCCCTTGTGGGCGAGCGGGGTCCGGAGCTGGTCAACTTGCCACGCGGCGCGCGGGTCTCAACTGCACAAGCCACAAGAGGCGCGCTTTCTGGCGGTGGCGTTGCGGATATTCGTGTCTTTGTCGATCAGGATGGAAACTGGCGTGCTGCCGTTGAGCAGATCGCCGGGGCCATTGCCGTGCAGACCTCCTCTGCGGCGATGCAAATGCAAGATCGCAAGACCTCCGGAAACTTGCAAAATCACTTGAATAGGAAGGGTTGATGAAACGCCCCATTGTGACGGTGCCTCACGATCTGTTGCGGTTCGTGGAGGTGGATTGGGATATTGATTGGCGCGGCCAATCCAATGGCGACACCACCGGCGGCAACTCCGCCGTTGTCTTCAACAAATTCCCGCGCTGGATCGGATCCCCCAGCCTGTTCTTGGATGCGGATGCGATGGCCATGTGGCGCACGGTGCGCGCGCAAGCCCAGGGACGGCTTGGGATCTACAAGCTCACCATGATCGACCCGGTGGGGTTTGACGGAGATCGCTCTCAACAACCGCTCGGCTTTGCAGGTGGTGGCCTGTTCGCAAGCGGGGCTGGCTTTGCACATGACCCGCTGTGCTTTGCCGACAGCGATGCCCCGGCTGGGGCGACGCGCATCGTGATCTCTGGTGCCGAACACAGGCCCAGACCGGGGCAAATCATGAGCCACCAGTTGTGGCCCTTTGTGGTGACATCCGTTGAAGAGCGGGCCGGTGATGTGTGCGCTCTGGAGCTCCAGATGCCGCTGCGGGCCGCGATTGCCGAGGGAGATCCGATCCGCCTGCAGGGACAGGGGCTTTTTGAGGCCGTCGAGGAGGGAATGGGGCGCAGCAGCTATGGTTTGGCGATGGTGTCCCGCCCCAGGTTGAGCTTTCGAGAGGTATTGAACCGATGAGCTTCTTTCCCGAGGGCTTTGATCCCGGTGGTACGCTCAAAGGTGGCCTGGATCTCTGCGCCATTGAGACGCCAGACGGGCCCGCTCGCTTTATCATTGGCACGGATGGGGTCTTTGTTGACGTCAACGGGGATCAGTGGTTTGGCACGCAGCTCGCCTCGGTCTCGAGCCTGGGGAGCGCGCTGGACGGACAAGCGCCGGAAGGCTCTGTCACCCTGTCGTTCTTCCAGGATCCCGATGCAGACGATCTGATCGCGCAGGTCAAAGCACTGGGCTTTGCCTATATCGCGGGCCGCAAGATCACCTTTTATGTGCAGCCCTGCGCCTCGATTGAGGAGTTCTATGCGCCCAAGGTCGCCCCGGTTCAGTGGATGCAGCGCACCATGCGCTCGCTGACTTTTGGGGTGAGCGGCGCGCAGGATCGATCCATCACGCTGGGGTTTGAGGCCTGGACGGAAAACCGGCGCGCCGCCCGGCGCATCGTTCTCAACACAGAGGGGCATGCCAAGCTGATCGGGCATGACAACCCCTCGCTCAAACATATGCCCACCACGGATTTTGAAGAGGAAAAACTGTTCGGATGACGCCACTGTATCAAGAGCTGCATGCCTGGATGGCCAAGCCATTCATCTGGGGCGAGACGGACTGCATGATCTGCCTGGCGGATTGGGTGCTGCGGGTCACAGGGAAAGATCCCGCGGCCTCTATTCGTGGTGTTTATGACAGCCGCGGATCTTGTCAGCGCGAAACCGGCTTTCTGCGCCATCCCGTGGACGCGGTGGAAGCCTGTCTGGACACCATTGGAGGTTTGCCGCGCGTCAGCCTGCCTTCACCGGGGGATGTCGCTGTGCTGATGTTGCGCGATGGTGAGGGGCGGCATGCGCCCTGCGGCGGCATTTGGTTGGGCACGGCGTGGGGCTGCAAGGGTCCCAGCGGCACGACCACCATTAAGCCTGCGGGTGTTCTTGAGGTCCTGGCCATCTGGGGTGTTGGCTATGACGCGTAGTGTGTTGTTCGCCGCCTTGCTGGGATCCACCATGCTCTCGCCGCGACCGGCGGAGGCGGCCCCTGTTGTGGCCTTTGTGGGCGGCGCACTTGGGGTTGGGGCCAGCACAGCGCTGGCAGCCACGGCGGCCTATGCCTCAGGGGCTGCATTTGCGGGCACTTTGGTGGGTGGGTTTGTGGTGCGCACTGTGGTCGCCATTGGTCTTTCGGCCCTGGCCGCCAAACTGGCTCCTTCGCCTGCGGCGGCGAATGCCTCCCCGATTGAGCGCATGGTGAACTTTGCGCAGCCGGTGTCTTATGCGGAATGGGTGTATGGGCGCACGCGAAAGGGCGGCCCGATTGGATTTACCGGGTTTGCAAATGACAAACGCTGGTATGTTCCCATACTCGCCGCACATCCGATCAAAGGCGTGGTTCAGCATCGTTTGGATGAGCGGATTGTCAGCCTTACCGATGCGGCGGACACCAACGCCAGCAATATCTCGGAAAGCCCAATTGCAGGCTATGGGCGCGTTGATGTCTTTACCGGAGATCCCGGGCAAGAGGTGCATGCCGGCCTTGATGCCGCCTTTGCAGAGATCACCTCAGAGTTTGACTTTGAGGGGCTGGCCGGGGCTGTGATCTGGGCGGCGCGACCGCCAAACGAGTCTTACACGCAGGTGTTTCCAGGGGGGCGTCAGTGGCAGTACTCGCCGGTGCTGGATGGGAAGAAGGATCTCTATGATCCGCGTGACGGCCAGTACAAGTTCTCAGCCAATGCGGCCCTGGTGTTTGCGGATTGGTGCGTCAATGTCATGGGGCGGGAGGTCGATTGGGATGAGATCGCGGATGAGGCAGATGCCTGTGATCTCGTCGAGCCGGATGCGGCTGGCATTCCCCGCAAGAGATGGGAGTTGAATGGCACGCTGTCTGATGAGCAGGATTATGAGACCCACCGCGCACAACTGGCCACGGCCTGTGATGCTTTTGTCTATGATCGCACGGATGGCAAAGTTGGCTTCACTGTCGGGCGCTGGCTGGAGCCTGAGCTGACGTTGGGGCCTGACGACTTTCTGTCGTTTGAGATCACCGAGGGTCAATATGGGGCTGATGCGCCTGATGAGGTCGCAGCGCTTTATACCGAGCCGGACAATGGGTGGCGGGAAACCCCCAGCGGGGCCTGGGTGGCGCGCATTGCTGCCAAGCCTGTCACGGATCAGCCGCAGATCTTCATGGTCACCAATCACTTCCAGGCGGCCCGGCTCAACAAGCGCTTGGCCCGCTCAAAACACGCCCAATACCAATTGAGGGGCACCATCGGCATGAAGGGGTATGAGATCCTCGGGGGGCGATCCGGGGGGCGTGCGCATCGGTTTGTGCGCTTTGTGCATCCTGAACTGGGGCTGGATCTTTATCTTGAGGTTGGGGAGATGGCGCGCGAAAGCCTCGGGCTGTTCTCGCTCTCTGCCAATACAGTGCAGCCGGATGACTTTACATTTACGGCGGCAGAGGAGCCTGCGCGCCCGACATATGAGGCGGTTGAAGGGCAAACGGGCGTGCCGGTCCCATCAGGCTTCCACGTCGCGACTGCAGGCAATGGCGCGGCCACGTTTGAGTGGGACGCGCAAAGCCCGGCTTACCTTCAGGATATCCGCTATCGACGGCTCTCAGTATTTCCCTTCTGGACGCAGAGCGCAGTGGGGAGTGAGCAAACAACGCTCAATGTGTCAGATCTGGCGTCTGGCGAAAACTATGAGGTGCAAATCAGAAACCGGTCCAACGGGCTTGGTGTCTCTGATTGGTCGGCCTCGGAAACATTTACAGCATAGGTGACAATCATGGTGGCACTTACACCTGAGGGGGTTCTCTACGGGAACCCTCCTCGATCAGCACATGCTCCGGAACGGGATGACTTCCTGGCCTGGATGCGGGCAACGGAAAGCCTCGCGGGAAGCGGCAGTCTGACATCGTTCAATGAGACCCTTGCGGTGTTGCAGGCAAGACCGGCGGTGGCGGATGGGAAGTTTGCCCTGGTCATCAGCGATGCCGAAGAGGCTGGGGTTTACGAGCGTATTGCAGGCAATTGGCAGAAGGTCGCGGGGCTTCCTGCGATCTTTACCGAAAGTCTTGCTGCCGTGCGTGCGGAAGCCGCTAGGGATCTGGCGCAAGCCTATGCCGCTGCCGCCAATGCCAGCCGACAAGAGGCGGCCGAGATCGTGGGGTTCGATCCAACCCTTTACCTGCGCAAAACAGGTGGCATCATGACCGGCCCCCTTTCGTTTGGAACAAATGGCCTCGGTATTGAGACGGTCACAGGTTCATATGGGTCTGTACAGAGCAATGGCACCAAGGGGAGTTGGTCTGGATATTCTATCCTTGGGAAAGTGGTCCTTATGGCAAGGTCCGATCAGCCACAGTTTGGCTTATACGACGATGCAAACAATAAGTGGGTCATACAAGCCAATGAAAATGGGCGAGTGGCGTTGTTTTATAATGGTGCCGTCAACTTAGAAACCGATTCAGAGGGTGTCGTTGCTCATGGTCGGCTGCATGTGTCCGACCGTGTGGGTGCCAATCGTGCCGTTGGCAACTGGGTGGCCACCAAAGCGGAGGCTGAAGCCGGGATCAACGGCGACCAGATCATGACGCCGCTGCGCACCGCTGACAGCATCGCAGCAAATCAGGCGGTGAGAGCTTGGGTCAACTTCAACGGCACCGGCACCGGCACCCCGACAATACGTGCGTCCCATAATGTCACGTCGATCACCGACAACGGCGCGGGTGACTACACCGTGAACTTTGCGACCAACATGCCGCATTCCAACTATGCGCCACTGATCACCCATCAAGAGACCATCAGTGGGCGGGGCTTTACGCGGCTCGTTTCCAGAACGGCGTCAGCATATCGGTTCGTCACCACGGCAGGTGATGGCAACCCAATTGATGTGCCCAACATCTCTGTCGCCTTTCTTGCGTAAGGATCAAACCATGACTGACAAACGTATCGTCTATCAAAATGATGAGGGCGGCATTTGCATTCTCATCCCGTGGCTAGGGTCTGGTCTCACGGTTGAGGAGATCGCGGCCAAGGATGTTCCACACGGCAGACCCTTCAAGATCCTGGATGCTGCTGATGTGCCGACCGATCGCTCTGGTCGTGATCTCTGGGCCGTCGATGAGGCGGATCTGACCGATGGCGTGGGCGCGGATTATGGCGTCGGCTCTGAGAACCCTTTCGTCATGCCCGAGCCGGCTGAAGAAGCAGCGGTTGAGGAAGAGCCCGTCCCCCCAGCTCAGGAGCTCGTCACATGAGCATTATCTCAATCAGGCCGAAAACCCCGACAGGGGCAGATGTGAATGCAGAGCGCGACCGGCGTCTGCATATGCAGCCCTTCACCGTGACGGGGTACAGTGCAACCATTGTGGTCGAAGGGGACGCAGCAGACCGGCAGAACCTCCTGGCGCTCGGCACAATCGCCCAAGGGATGATTGAGGCTGGCAACACCGACCTGATGCAGTACCGCGATGGCGCAAATGTGGTTCATGCGCTCACACCCGCCCAGATGCATGAGCTTTGGATGAAGGGGGCCGCCTTGATCTCGGCTGTCTCGCGCGCGTCCTGGCTGCTGAAGGATGATCCCACCGGGATACCTGCAGACTTTGCGGAGGACAGCTATTGGCCCGCATGATCGCTCTGTGCTCACCGCCGCACCTCTTCCCCTCAACGCCAATTTGAGAGCAGCACATGGCAATGATTGAACACAGTGACCGTGGGATCACCCTGAACAAATCCCTCGCCTGGACCGTGGCCTGCGGCCTTGTGGGCGCAGGGCTCTGGGTGGGCATTCAGGTGGCCACCCTGCGCGGGGAAACCGCAGCCCTCTCGCAGACCATCAACGGGCTGCGGGTGGATCTCACCGCCTCTGAGGCGCGCCAAGCGGCGCTGACCTCGCGGGTGCGGGCCAATGAGACGGCGCTTGCCCGCCAGGATGAGCGCCTGTCGCTGATCCTCTCCACTCTGAACAAGATCGACAACCGGCTTGAGCGCATGGAGCGCCTGCCGATCCGCTGATCCCCCCAACATTCTGAAACACCCCAAGCCCGCCTGCGGGCTCTATTGCCATGGAGATCCCCATGAAACTCACCCCCAATTGGAAAACCACTCTCACCAGCGCCTGGTCTGTGCGGCTGTTGATTATTGCCGCCGTGATCTCGGTGCTGCCGGTCTTTGTCTCGCTGGTCAGCCCGGATCTTCTGGGCCTCGATCCCCTGGTCTTTGCCGGGATCGCCGCCCTGGTGAACCTCATCGCCATCCCGGCGCGGGTCCTGGTGCAGTCGACCTCCGGCCTCTGGTCAGCCTTCCGGCGCGATGAAAGCGGGGCCGTACGCAAACGCACCATAGGCGTGCTGGCTGGCGGCAGTGTGGCCCTTGCCTCTGCAATCAGCTTTATCGGACAATGGGAAGGCCTCAGGACGGAAGCCTATCGCGATATCGTCGGCGTTTGGACCGTCTGCTATGGCGAAACCAAGGGCGTGCGCCCCGGTGACAGTTACAGCAAAGCGGAATGTGACGCGATGCTGGCCCGCGAGATCATCGCCTATGAGGCAGCGCTGGATCGATGCCTCACCGCTGATGTGCCCATCGGCATGAAGGTCGCCTTGGTGTCCTGGACCTACAATGTCGGCCCCGCTGCCGCCTGCCGCTCCACCTTGCTGCGCAAGGCCAATGCGGGCGATCTCACCGGGGCCTGCAATGAGTTGCCGCGCTGGAACCGCGCAGGTGGCCGGGTGATCCGGGGCCTCACCAACCGGCGCATGTCTGAACGCGCTATGTGTTTGAAGGCGCTCGAGGCGTGAGGGCGATCACCCTGGGGGCTGCCATGGTGTTGATCGCGGTGGTTGCTGGCCTTGCCTATCAACGCGGGGCCTCCGACTGCCACGCCCGCTACCAGGCCCGAGAGCTCGCGCAAATCGAGCGCGCCAATCAACTGGATCGCGCCCGCATTGCCAGCGAGCGCGCCCGCGCCACCCTTGCCAGAACCCTCGAGGAGAAAGCCCATGCGGATCCTGTTGCCGTGCCTCGCTGCCTTGGCCCTCAACGCCTGCGCCGCCTCAACCACCTCCGTTAAAAGCACCGACCCTTGCGCAGCGCCAGTGCTGCTGCCGGAGCGGTGGATGTCTGATCAGGAGGTCGAGCTGATGTGGGCGCGGGATCGGCGTGCCCTGCTGGATTGTGGTGGGAAGGTCGAGGTACTCAGTGGGAGGGGGTGA